TAATATATGCTAGTTCTGTTTCTGGATGATTGGGACTTGATTTCCATTTTACAGGAGCTTTTACTTCTTTTTGTTTGCCAAGATAGTTTTTAACTCCCCCTTGAACTTCATATTTAATACCTTTGTCTATCATTAAGCCATTCCTCTTTGTTTCAATCTAATCTGTTTCTCTCCTTCAGTCAATAACGCATTTTCTGTAGGTGTCAATCCATCTGCTGTCATCATTGGTTTAGGTTGTACGACCTGTGTATTTGGCATTGGCATTTGAGGTAAACTAGCTAACTGCCTCTCGCCGCTCGCTACTGGCACCGAGCTTATAAAATCTTTTATGTCTATAAAGTCATAGAAGTTTTGACCTAGAGGTATTCGTTTCATTAAACTTTCTATTCGTTTTAATTTACCTTTTGTTCTTCCACTTAAATTTGGTGGTAGTTCTAGATTATCAAAGTTTTCTAACAATCTTTCTTGTTGTCTTTTATATTCTTTTGCAACTGGTTTCGTGATACTGAAAGGTCTAAATCTTCCAGAGTTTATAAAGTTATAATTTTTTCTCTCTTGTCTTCTTTTAAACAAATCAAAAAGATCTCTACTACTAGCTTCTAGTTCTCTTGATGCTAATATTTTTCTTTGCATTTCATTAAATGCTTTATAACGTTGTGCATTTGCTATGATGTATCTTTCAATAATTTTATCTTCAGTTATCTCTCCACCTTTTAATATGTCAGCTGTAAATAAACTACTTGTTCTTCTTAAAGATCCTTTGAAGTCATTAATTTTATAGTTCAAAGATTTTATAGGATCCATTTTAATAGGTCTTAGTCCATAGAATCCAGCGACTTCATCAGAGACATCAAATTTTTCTCCACGTGGCCCTGGTTTATCTTGCATTGCAATACCTAATCTTTTTACCTGTTTGTATGATAAAGGTGCAACTTCTGTTAATGCATATTTAGCAGCTGCATATACTTTTTCTCCCCATGGTGCATCTTCATTCCAAAGAGATCTACCATCAGCAGTTTTTCCTTTTCTAACTAATAAGTTATTGAATACGTTTAAATAAATAGATTCATCTATAAACGGTCTAACAAATCTAGACAGTCCACTACCTAGACCTTGTAATACACCTTTTGTTAATGGTGCATCTTCATCAAATACTCTTTCTCTATCAACACCAGCGATGACTGATTGAACTGGGTTAATTACTGTATCATAAACCATAGCACCAGAAGCATCGATGTATTTGATA